AGGCCAATTCTGTTTACCTCTAGGATTACCGCCGCCGCCGGGGTTTTGACTTGCTTTTATTTCTGGATTAGCAGGATAACCGGGGGGATAATAAACCCAGTGATAGTCGTCACCGCCTACATGAGCTGGAAGCGTTATTCTGTCCCAATAAGCGATTTTAGTACCGCATACATTTTGTAGGCCGGGTACAGGTTGCCATGAGAAAGTAGAACCTGCTCCGTTAAAAACGCCTCCTTGCTGTGACCATGAAGAAGTATTAGTTTGTGTACTAACAACTCTTGTGACTGCACCTTTCAGCGTTATTGTTGATTTTTCAATCATCCATTCGGGATTATTTAATTCTTTACTATCTTTTGTTAATTCATAATTTTCATCACCAGAAAAGAGAACATTAAAATCACCAACTCCAGAAAGTTTATATCTGAAAAAATTCTGTGTAGATGTATTTGCCTTCCCCTCAGAAGATGTATCTAATAAGTTAACACGTTTCCCAAATTGATTTTCTCTTACAATGTAATTACCGGGATAAGGTTTAAATCTATATTCAAATTGTGCAGGTTGTCCATTACTGTCTTCTTGTAAAATTGTAATGTAGTTGTATAAGTATTCAGGAGTATTTCCCCTTATTGCAAATAATCCTGTGTGGTTAAAAACAGAACTATTGATCATGTTATTCCATGTCGTACCACCTATTTTTCTTACCTGAAGCATAAAGAAAGAAAGTCTTGGTAAATATCTATTAACCTGCCCTAATTGAATATGTGTTCTATCGTTATAAGCTCTATCCAAAGCCTCTTGATCGGGCTGACTGTTTAAATTTGCAAACTGCATCCTTTTAAACACTTTTGACTTAATCCCTATCTCAGTTGCATCACAATTTCTATTATTTGACACAGTTGCAAAAGCAACTTTTAACCCTGCATAAATATCATCTCCTTTGTAAATATCTCTTGTTCCGTAGCCGTAACTTAAAACTCCATCCATTATTTGCCTGTAAAGAATAGGAGTTGTATCACTTAAACTGTATTCAGGCGTTACATCTAAAGAACCTCCTGCGGCATACCAACGGGGATTATCACAATGTGGGCCTAACCCTTCTGTTGAAGGAACAGCAGGTATATCTATATATCCATCTTCTACTACCGTTAATGTAAACGCCTTTGAGTCCTCAATACCCCAAGCTCTAGGGCTATCAATTCCAACACATTTAGCAACAGCATTTCCAATTAAATATAATTCTCCAACAGCAAAACCACTATCAGCTCTTTCTCTAATAGCAGTGGTCATGCTGTCAACGTCATCAACTCCATGAGGCTTATAACCAAAAGCATCGTAGTTATGCCCTCCTTTATTTCTTGCGTCTTCTTCTTGATAACCTTCTTGACTTGGATCTGTGTCGTAAACTCTTTGCAGAGCATTACCTACACCAGATTCTAAACCTACAATTTGATAGACAATTATATCATTAACCCTAGCATAAAACTTACCTTTTGATTGAGGAGTACTGCCTCTATAAACAGCAACTATTCCACATCTTACGGGCCAATGTGCGTATTGAAGTTTTTTCCTTTTTCTTGCATTATCCCATCCTGCTTCTTTACTTGTTCCTCTAACTGACGAAACTAATTCATAAGGTAATCGACAAACTTGACAATTAGGAAAACAAGAATAGGTTCCAAAAACCGTTTGAACAGAAGGGTTTCTAGCACTACTAAAAGCTTTACTACTTCTTTTAAAATTTCCTCCATTTTCTGCTGGTATTCCTACTTCAAAAGGATCAGTGCCAGAAAAAGTAAGCTCGGAAGAAGTGTATCTATCACTTTCTTTTATTCTATTGCTTTGATAGCCATAGTTGTTTGTATAAGAAACACCATTTCTAAAATAAAGTCCTACTTTATGAGAGTTGTAAGTATTTAGTAAACTATCTCCAACAGCAAAACCAGCATATTCAGGCCCACCATCTAAAACACCTAAAGAAAAAAGGCATAAAGCTTTTAACTGTTGATACTTTCCAAGACTTACAAATTGCGACCATAAAAGCTGACTGTTTACCCGAATCCCTCCATAATAAATTTTAGTGCCAGTACCTAAAGGATCATTTTCTTCTTGCTGATTACAAAAAATCAAAGGAATAGAATCACCTATAACCGCTAATTCTTGAATTGAATTAAAAGAAGCTTGTGGAGCAAATCTGCTATTCCCTATTGAGTCAGCAGTTCTTCTTGATCCTCCTTGCTTTTGCTCTTTTGGTTTAGGTGTTAATAAATAAGAAACAGTTGCAGCAGCAACAGCAATTCCTAAATTAACTAAAAAAGCTTTACCAATAGTGATACCTAAAACAGTTCCAGCTTGTATGTCTGGAATCAGTTCATATCCTTTTGGCCTTTGTCCGTTATATCCAGCCGTTAAATCTACAAAGTACCAATACTCTTCTTCATTAAGTCCTAAAACCTTACATAGTTCTACTTCCGCTGGTAATAACAGCCTTGGACCATGAGGGCGTTTATGGGCAACCAAATCACCATTTGGCCTCCTAATGTTTTTTGGTAGCTTATCCATCCTTCCTCATACCATGCAGCCATTCCATAACCATCTTCTGATTTGCAAAGACCAATTGTTCCTAGTTTAGGGGGTGATTCAACTCCCCACCTATTTAATTCTTCAAAAAAGATACTATAGTCTTTTTTCCTTAATTTTCTATACCATTCACGTTGGCCTTGAGGAACAGTAAAACCATAATTTGCTAATACTGTACGAACCAGAGAAAGGCAATCACCAGCTTTATGCTTTTCAGGATCAGCTCCTAAACGATAAGGAAGCCCAATTAATTGATGTGGCTTCACCTGTTTTGCAAAGAACCTGTTACAGGCAACGACCCAACAATATCTTTAGTTAAAACTCGATCAGGAGCATTTGCACCTACAGCATCAATAGCAGATGAAAGGATAACTTCAATGCTTTCAGGATCGTAAGACATAGAAGAAGCCAACCATGTTTCTTCTGTTAATTTGGTTTGCTGTGCAAAAGCATCTGTCATTATCCAAGTTTGAACGTTTATGTGATATCTCTGAGCAACAGCTTCAACTGCATAGTTCATACTAATGTCACTATTTGCCAGAATTAAAGAAGAGGTCATGTTATCTCCTGTTCTATTTCTTGCTGCTCCTTGATAAATAAAAGAAAGATAATAATGAGTTGTGCCATTAATAGCGGTTACTGATCCATGTTTACCATTTTGAAAATGGTTATAAGGAGAAAATTTAGATATTTGTCCAGAAACGTGTGGTCTACCACCTGAAGCGGTTGTAACTGAAATAAAATTAGTTAAGGCAACAAAGCCATCATCAGTTGTCATAATCCTATATTGCCTCTTTTGCTACGTGAATTTTGAAGGCTAGCTAATGTTCTAGCTTCTCCAGCTTTTGCACCTCGTGATGCTGCTGAATTAATGATTTGACCAATAGCAGATTTAGGGACAAATTCTTCAGAGTTAAAGTTCAATACTGGGCCAGAGTAATTAACAGTGGTTGAGGCTGATCCAGCAGTTCCTCCAGAAGACGAACCAGTGCCGGGAATAACAGATTCACCCCTAGCCCCTGAAGAATACCGTTGCATTGACTGAGCCATCTTAGAGGCTGGAATTATATATTCATCTTCTCCAGCTTCTCCCACAAGTCCCATTGTGGGCTTAGTAACTAAACCACCTTGATTAAATGGTCTAATTCCATTAGCAACATAAGCACCTTCAGCAGCCTTTAATCCAAACGCTCCAAAGATTGCTTTCTTTAACATTAAGCTTGCAATTTGTTTAGCAATACCAGCAAGAGATTCTCCAAGCGATTTAGTTCCATCTATTAAGCCCATAACAGCACTATGTAAACCACTTGCAATTGTTTCTTTAACAGCTTCAAATGCTTCTTTTAATTTATTTACAGCAGGAACAGATCCCGTTTCAGTTTTTTGTTTTTGTTTATCAAGTTCATTGTTTGTTTCTTTAACAGTGCCAAGATATTCTTTCCACGCTTTATTAATATCGCCACCAGCTTTTGCTAATGCTTCTTGGAACTTTGTCATATCAATAATTCGTGCATTACCTTCTTCGTCTTTGTTAAAGCCTTTTAAATCTCCCATTACATCACTAAATCCTTCTTGAAACGGTTGAGCTGCACTACTAGCAACTGAAGCAATTTTTTCTCCTGTGCCTTTTAAAAATTTCTTTAATGGCTCTGGAATAGCTTCCCAAATTCTGTTTATACCATCACTAATAAATTTAAAAATTCTTCTAAATACATTTGCAATAATTTCTGCTAATCCAGTAAATACATCTTTTACATCTGTAACAAATTTCATAAACCTTGTTTTTGCATCATTAATTACTTCAGGTATAACTTTAAACAATGGATCAAAAGCTAAAGCAATTGAACCAATAGCCATGCCAATTGCTGTTGCCACAGATTCAACTAATTGAAAACCTTTTTGAACTTTTTCTAAGAAGAATGTCCAAGATTTTGTAATTAAAACAATTGCACTATTTCCTTTCCCAAATTGCTCCTCAAAAACAGATCCAATACCAGCAAATAATTTAAACAACAAACGAACAGGCAACATTAAAGTTTTTATTGCAATTCCAAGCCCATCAATAACAACAGAAACACCTTGTAAAGTTATTCTTATTGCTGCTCCTAATTCGCTTTGTTCTGCAAATAAATTACTAAAGGAAGCAGTTACTCTTTTTAAAGCACCTTGAATTGTATTGCTTGCTTCAATTTGTGCGGCTGCGGCTGCTCCTGTTGCACTCTCTTGATTTTTAATTAGCTGTTCATATTTTTCTAAATCTTTAATTAATGGAGCCATTACCTGTATAGCTTCCTGCCCGAATATTGATTCTAAAGATTTAATATTTAAACCTTCAAGCTTCTTCAAGTTTGCAGCTAATCCTTCAGAAGCAATTGTTGAAGCATTTATATCAATTCCTAATTTTGCTAATTTCTTACCACCTGCTTCACCCGTTAATCTTAAAAGAGCTGTTTTCATTCCAGTAAACGCAACTTCAGATTTAACACCTGCTGCTGTTACTTGAGCAATTGCAGCGTTAACTTCTTTAAGAGGAACATTCATTGTTGCTGCAACAGAAGCAACTTTACCAATATTGGCTGCATACTCAGCAACAATTATTTTTCCATCGTTTTGTGTTTGGATAAATTGATCAACTAAAAAACCAGCGTCTTTAGCTGATTTTCCATAAGCATTTAAAACACTTGTTGCAGCATTTCCAACTGTATTAATATCACTAAATCCACCTGTTGCTCCTTGACTAGCTGCTTTTAATATCATTGCAGCATCAGCAGCTTTTATAAATCCAGCAGACGCAACGTCATAAGCAGCTCCAGTTAATTCTGCTGTACTTGCAGAACCATTTAATTCAATACTGACAAGCTTTAATTTATTAACTAAGTCTTCAGAGTCACCTCCTAAAGTTTTAAATTTTGCACTTGCAAATTCAATTTCTTTCATTGTTCCAAACGCTGCACCTAAACCTGCCATAGCTGACAAGGCAAGACCTATTGGCCCCATTGCTGTTTTTACAGCCGTTCCAAACGCTTTCACCCCTAACGCACCAACTTTTGCTCCTGCTCCTGCTCCTATTGCTGCTTTTCCAAAAAGACCTGCTTTTTTAGAGGCATTATTTGTTTTACCTGCTAAACGATCAAATGCCTGTTCTAATTTTTTTGCACCACCTTGTAAGACCTTTAATTTCTGTGGAGCACCTCCACTATCAAACTTAATTCCAACTGTTGAAATTAACGAGGCCACATTCTGACTTTCTGTTATATGTAGATCTTAGCGGTACTTTGCCCTTCTCATATTATTTTCATGCTCTTCGTTTAAAAGATCAAAATAAGCAGACCAAATTAACAACTCTTCTTGTGTAATTTTTTGATTTAATTCCTGCAACGTATAACCCAATTCTTTAGCTACTCCTAATTGAAGCTGTAAAAAAGTATCTTTTTTAAGTGCTTCTTTTAGTCTTTTGGGTCGAGATCATCAGCCTCTTCTTGCTGTGGCACTAATGCCATCATTAACTTGTCCATATTTTCAGCACTTACATCATTTCTTAATTCATCAATTTGACCAGCCGCAAACATTCTTCTTCCATCTTCAAACATTGCTTTACGCACAAATAAACGAATAGCAAAAGCGTTAGTGTCATCTTTTGCTCCTTTCATTGCTTGCTCTCTTTCTGCCATTGTCATCGGACTTGACCAAAATTCAAAATCTTCTCCATCTGCTAATTGAACAACTTTTTTTTCTAGCGTTAAATTAGATGCTTTTTTAAGTCTTTCTAATGGGCTTAGTTTTGTTTTTGCCGTTGGCATAAAGAATAACTCTGTTTGCATAAATTATATCAATAACAATAAAGGCCAGCCATAACAGCTAGCCTCTATTTTTATTTGACAAGATCATGTGAATTAATCTTGTTTTGTCGTAATGGCTTGTTGTTCCTGCTAACTCTCTTAATTTTCTATTTGGTAGATAACGCAAAAAAGAAGCAAAACCTTCTCCAGTTTTGGGGCTTCGATATACGAACAAAGCCCCAATAGCATTAAGCAGACGCACTTAAATCAAATACTGGAGCACCTGTTGGTCTGAATGAAATCTCTACCATCTGTGCATCATCAGGGTTAATGTTGAAGCTTGCAGAAAGTAAAGCAGCATCCATTGAAATAGACCTACTTAAAACTTCAGAAGATTGTTTATCTGTGTAAAGCCTAAATGCAGCTCCTACTTGCTGACGTTGCAAAACATCTTCTACAAGTCTGTTAGATAAAGCAGCATCTTCGTCTGTAACGTAAACACTTGCACTACCTGAGCCATCAGCAAAGCCCGGAATATAAGCTTTAAATGGTGCAGTTTGTCCTACAGTTTGACCAATAGTAGTTACGTCAATTTCTGCTCTTGTTACTTCAAAAGACCAAGATTGAACCTGACCAATAGCAGCATAGTCACTGTAATAAACTTCAAACTCATTAGGAGCTGCTGCTGTCCCAACATCAGTCAGGTTCACAGCAGAACCGCCATTAGTTGCTGAAACAGTCATTGCTCCAGAACTATTTGTATAAGTTTTAACGAAATACTCAGTACCAGCAGTTAATCCAGCAGGTAAAGTTCCAGTTCCAGCTCCTCCAGAAGAAGAATCAACAACTTTAAATTTAACGGGATCGCCTACTTTTAAATTTAAGTAAGCTTGAACAACCATAGTTTCAGTGCCTATGGTGACATCAGAGGGGCTAAAGGTTCCTGTAGTACCAGCAGGTTTGTAGTACAAGGCTCCAGACGTACCTGATAAAACAGTAACAGCCATTGGATTGGGGTTAGTCTAAGTATGCGTCAAATGTAGCTGAGAATTGCGTTTGATAAAACGCTTCTTGCTCTGCTGGTTGTATTGTAGCTAATCCTGAACAAGGATCAAAAATAATACTGCTAAACTTTGCTCTG